ACATATTTGAAAGAGCTAAGTTTTTAGTAAAAACAAAAGGCATACGTTCATTGATTATTGACCCATACAATACTGTACAACACAGGATGCAAAGAGGTGAAAGAGAAGATTTATACATAAGTAGATTTATGAGTGAGCTAAAAAGGTTTGCCGTAGAGAACAAAATTTCTGTTCATTTAGTTGCACACCAAGTTACACCACAAAAGGATGACAACGGAAGGTATAGAAAACCAGATGTTAATTCAATAAAAGGTGGTGGTACTTTTGCAGATAAAAGTGATAATGTACTTTTTGTATGGAGACCAAATAGAGCTTTAGATTTTAGTAATACACAAGTTACATTTGGCAGTCAGAAAATAAAGAAACAAAAATTGGTAGGTTATCCTCAAGATATAGAGGGCATAACATATCATAGGAAATCAAACAGATATTATTTTAACAATCAAACACCCTTTGATGAAGTTGATAATATCAGATGCGAAAACGAGCTAGAGTAGATGCTAACCAAAAAAAGATTGTCTCTCAAATCAGAGAGGCAGGATGCTCTGTCCTCCACACTCATCAATTAGGCAAAGGTGCTCCAGACATAATAGTTGGTTATGCAGGTAACAATTATCTTATAGAAATTAAAGATGGTGACAAGCCGTTAGCACAACAAAAGCTTACACCAGACGAAATAAAGTTTCAAGCAGAATGGCAAGGTAACTATTATGTTGTAAACTCATTTAATAAACTTAGAGACATAATATTTAAAGATGAGCTCTAAGATACTTGACATATTAGCTAAGAGGCATAATGAATGGCTTAATATGGCAAAAAGCTTTAAATTGGATACTAATGATGCCAATGAGTTAGTTCAAGATATGTATATTAGAATGTATGATTATACAAAAGATGTTAAAAGAATTATGTATAATGAAACTGAAATTAACACATTTTATATATACATTACCTTAAGAAACTTATATTATAGCAAGTTTACAAACTATAAGAAGAATAAAAAAATAGTGTTATTTTCAGATATAGACACTGAAAAATTTAATCATATTATAAATCAAATTGCTTTTGATGTTGAAGAATATAATGATAATTACAAAAAAAAAGTTAACTTAGAGGCATTGTACAATAAGATTGATAGCGTAATTGAAGACTGGTATTGGTACGATAAGAAGCTTACTAAGTTATATTTAAACACTAATATGAGTATGCGAGATATTAGTAAAGAGACTAAGATAAGTTTAAGTTCAATATTTAATACATTAACAAATGCCAAAGAAAAAATTAGAAAAGAAAGCAAAGAAGAGTATAAAAAGTACAAAAGCTAAAGGACTTGGAGATACAGTCGAAAAGGTACTTGAAAAAACAGGAATAGCCAAAGTAGCTAAATGGGTACTTGGTGAAGATTGTGGATGCGATAAGCGTAAAGAAAAACTTAATAAACTTTTTCCATATAAAAAACCAGAATGTTTGACGGAAGATGAATTTATATATTTAGATAAGTACTTTACTGAGGCAAAATCTACTGTACATCCAAAAACACAAGAAAAATTACTTAAAATAGGGAATAGAATATTTCATCAAAAAATGTCAATGACTAGTTGTACCTCTTGTTTTAAGAAAAATTTACACGACCAACTATATAAGGTTTATAAAGAATACAACAATGACTGAAACCAAAGGACTGATTAGAAATCGAAAACGAGTAAAACAAGTCATTGATTTTACAGGTGTGCAAAATGGTAAGTTACACCCCTCTGATATTGATGCTGTTTTAGAGTTCGATAATGAAGTTCTTATTCTTATAGAAGTTAAATATAAATTCAACAAGATACCAACAGGTCAAAGATTACTACTTGAAAGGATTTGTGATTCTTGGCATACTAAAAAATCAGCAGTACTTAAAGTAGAGCATGATTTTGATAATGATGATGTAAATATTCCGTTAGAAAAATGTAAAGTATCTGGTATATATTACGATAAGCGTTGGACTTACTACAAAGAGCCAAAAGAATTTAAGAAATATATAAATCAGATGGGTGAAAAATGGGATTGCAAAAAGTGTAAATTCTAAGGTACACAATAGGATATAATTGTTATTTATATATGCCACTACTTAAACCTAAAAAATACGAACAAAAAGCTAGTTTTATGGCAAGGTTCATGAACAATGCTAAAATGATTCTTGAATACCCAGATACCAAACAACGTTATGCAGTAGGTATGGATATTTGGAAAAAGAATTTTATGTAATACTTGTTTATATCAGTTCTTTTATTAACTTTGTAAGTGAATAACAAAGAAATATGAGAACAATACTTTACACATTAATTTTATTTACACTATTTAGTTGCAGTGATAATTGTGATTTAAGCACATATCCATCAGCGCCTTTTTATGATGAACCGTATCATGCAGAGTATGGAGACAATTCTGTTAGGTATATTTATTTATGCAGAGATGGTTACAACAATGAAGTTTACAACTATTATATAGAAGGAGGGTGTTGGGAGTATTACGTTTCATATCAGTATAACTCAAATTGTAATTAATATGAAAAAAAAAGTGTTAGATGTTTGTTGTGGCACGAAAGGTATGTGGTTTGACAAAAACGACAATAGGGCTTTATTTTTAGATAAAAGAAAAGAAAAACACTTTAACGTATATCCAAGTGGCAAAAAACAAATGGAGATTAGTCCAGATATTATAGGAGATTTTACAGACATAAAACAACCAGACAATTCTTTTTGGCATATTGTTTTTGACCCACCTCATATTAAAAGAAATAAACTTGGAGAAATAACTAAACGATATGGAAACTTGGAAGAGGGTTGGGAAGAAATGATTGCAAAAGGATTTAAAGAATGTTTTAGGGTTTTAAAACCTAACGGCACTTTAATTTTTAAATGGTGCGAAGTTCAGTTTCCTATAAAAGATATATTGAAATTAACAGACAAGAAACCTTTATATGGTCATAAATCTGGAAAGAAAATGCAAACTCACTGGGTTTGTTTTATTAAATAAAATGAAAACAATAAAAATATGAAAGAACCAATTATCACACTAGACAATGAGATGCATGATAGACATGAGCTCACACAAAAAGCAATTCAAGATAGCTTTTATTATGGCTACTTAGCAAAAGCTTGTTTATCAAGTAGTGCAATAAGTCAATTACTTAAATCCCCATTAGAATACTTAAATCAAATAAACCTACCTACTGAGTCAGATGCTTTGGCACAAGGTTATTTATTCCACGCTAGTATATTAGAAGAGGATAAATTTAACGAGTGTCTATTTTTAGACGTTAAGACAAAGGCAAATAAAGAATACAAACTTGCTAAAGAAGAACGTTGGGATGTGTTTACTGTGAAGGATAGAGACAAAGCATTAAGATTAAGAGATAGATTTTATAATTGTAAACCTGCAAGCGAACTTATAGAGAATAGTGAGTTTGAAGTGCCTATGGTTAATAATTTAATGGGATACCCGTTTAGAGCTAAGGCAGATGTTTTAGGTCAATACTTAATAGATTTAAAAACTACTCAAGTTCTATCGGCGTTTAAATATAGTGCCAATAAATATAATTATGATAGTCAATGTTATATTTATTGTAATTTGTTTGGCAAAAGTTATAAAGATTTTAAGTATATTGTCATTGATAAATCACCAACAAATGAAATTGGTATTTTTAATGTCAGTGAAAATTTCTATTTTAGTGGTGAGCAAAAAGTTGAATATGCTATTAAGGTATATGAAAACTATATTAAGAATGAATTTGATTTAGAAAACTACTTAGTAGAAGACACTTTATAAATGGAAAATGAATATTTAGATTACTTAGATTGTTATGAAGACACTCTATTATGTCTAAAGAAAAGAGTAATAACAGAAAACGAAATACCTATATTAATCGAGCAATATGAATTTGAAGAGCACTATGAATGTTGTGGTGCAATATTACACGCTTTAGAAGATTACAAAGCTCAACAAAACTATTTACCATGATTACACCAAAACACATAATTGAAAAGGTAATTGAATTATCAAGACTAAACATATTTAACAAGACTAGAAAAAGACAATATGTAGAAGTCAGGTCTTTATTAAATCATATATTATACAATCACAAAAGAATGACTTTATTTAGTATTGTTAATATATACAAGAAATACGGATGGGAAGTTAATCACGCTACAATTCTATATTCACTTAGAACTTATGAAGTTCATAAAAACTACAATAAAGATTTAATAGTATGGGAACAAAAGATTATTGATAAAATAAATCAAATGGATAATTACTCTAAAAGAGAATATATAAAGAGTAAGGTAAATTATCTTAACAATAAAGATGTTGATGAATTAACTATGGTCATTAGTAATATGGTCGATAAAAAACTAGAGTATGCAGAATAAATACAGAAAGCTTTTAAAGAAGGAATCGCCTAAATTATATAAGAATTATGAGCAGATTGTTGAAGAGCAGTTTGAACTGTTTGCAAAGAAGCAATTAGATTATGGCATTAGTAATATAAGCACTGGTGCAAACTTAGAAACTAAGGAAGGCAAAGACTTTGCTTTACATGGTTTATGGTTTAGGATGAATGATAAAATAAGTCGTTGGAAAAACCTAATCATTAAGAATCGTAAAGGCAATAATGAAACTTTGTTAGATACATATCAGGACTTAGGCAATTACTCTATTATATGCCAACTAATTAATAAAGGTTTATGGAAGGAGTAGACAACGAAAACAAAAAGAAAAAAGACGGAAGAGCAAATAATGGTGCTTTAAAGGGAGTTTACAGGGGTCAAGGAAGACCACCAAAGGCAAGAGAAAAGAAGCTAGGTAACTATGCTTTAGGTGCAATGAAAAAAGTATTTGGTAGTGAAGAGAAAGCTTGGCTTGAACTTGCTAAACAGGCAAAAGATAGTTTCCCTCACATGAGATTACTTTGGGAATACAAGTATGGTAAACCAAAAGAATTAAAAGAACTTAACGTGAAAACAGAAGTAAACATACCTGTAATTAATTTTGCCGATAAAGAAAAAACTATTGACATTGAATCAGAAGATATAAAAGATGAAAAAGATTCTAATAGCGTGTGAAGAAAGTCAAAGAGTAACTAAAGAATTTAGGTCATTAGGATTTAAAGCGTTTAGTTGTGACATACAAGATTGTTCTGGAGGACATCCTGAATGGCATATAAAAGGAGATGCAATTAAAGAAGCATATAGTAGTAAATATGATTTAATGATAGCACACCCTCCTTGTACTTATTTAAGTAATGCAGGTGCAAGATGGTTATATCCAAAAGGAATTTTAAACCAAAATAGATACAAAAAAGGATTAAAGGCAAAAGATTTTTTTATGAAGCTATTAAATGCGCCAATAGAAAAAATTTGTATTGAAAACCCATTGCCCAGTAAAATATTTGATTTGCCAACTCATACACAAATAGTACAACCTTATCAGTTTGGAGAGCCTTATAGTAAAAAAACTTTGCTTTGGCTTAAAAATTTAAAACCATTAAAACATACAAAAATTATTGATGATTATAAAACTTATTTACCTTCAAACACAGGTGGTAAAAAAAGAGGTCAATCATATAGGTTTGTTTCTATAAATAAAATTGACAGTAGTAAAACTTTTAAAGGTATTGCTAAAGCTATTGCAAATCAGTGGTCAAAAGACTTATGAAGAAACTAAATCTTAATCCTAAATATCAAGCTCTATTTAATTCAGATAGTAGATACTATGTGATTACAGGAGGAAGAGGAAGTGGAAAGTCATTTGCTACAAACACATTCTTAGTGTTACTTACCTACGAAAAAGGACATAGAATATTATTTACTCGTTATACAATGACCTCAGCAGG